GATATTCAGTTAAAGGATTGCCCCAACCAAATTCATTCGCCATGTCTGAAAGTCTTGGCATGTGTTCATCAAAGACTGTGAAATCAGCAATGGCTGAAGCAGTCATTGTCTTACTTAAATTACTAGCAGTATTTTTAAGTAGTTGTTTTTTAGTTTGTTCTTTAGTTAATTTCTTTGTTGCCCATCCAGCACCTTCAAGAAGTTTCTTTCCTCCAACAAAACCTAATAGAAATTGAGAAACACCTTTGATTAAAGCTCCATGCAGATACTCAGGCTCATCAACTCCGATTTTTTCTTTAAATTCGTCAATGCCAGCACTAACAAGTTCAGTGGCTTTACCAAATTCAGTTCTTTCTTCTGGTTGTTTTGATTGAGTGTATTCTATGGCATCTTTAGCATCCACCCACTTGCCAAGCCTGACATTATAAGCTGGAATATTTATTCCTTTTTCTAAGGCTTTCTCTCTAATAGTGGCACCAAAATCTTCTATAGTTTGCAAGCCTACTAAATCAGCTAGTCCTGCTACAGTTTCCATAGTTGATTTAATAGTATCTATGCCAGCGCCAACAAGTTGCTCAGGTACTTCTGTAATCCTGCTTTCTTTTTCAGGAACTTCAGTTGCTTCTTCTTGCGGTACTGCTAAATATTTTTCAGAACTACCAGCTCCAAACTTTATATCAAAGTCTGCAGGGGTAATCTTTCCTAATTTTAAATTAAGTATGTCTTGTTCATTCGGCATTGCGCTTTCTTATTTCCAGTAATTGATTGTTTATTTCGTTCATTTGTTTGTTGTATTCTGCTTCAGTCATTATGCTGAAGTCTTCTAAATAATCTTCTCTGAGTTGATCTTGTGCGTTTAAAAGTTCAATTACTTCTGCTCGATCTTCATCAGTGCTAGTTTCAATTATTTTTTTTAGCGTTTGAAGATAACTTTCAGTGTCTAAATCTTCTCTTATTCCGATTATCTTTTTAAGTTTAGTTCCACTTAATAATTTAATTAAAATCTTATCGGCATTTTCATTCATTGCCTTATCAAAATCAGCTTTGGATATATCAGGATTGGTTTTAAGAAACTCTATTGCTTGTTGTCTAAATTCTTTTACACCTTGAATAGCCTTTTGTTTGCTAACACTTTCTGAAGTGTAATCTGCTATAACTTCATCCAAATCTTTAACCATCTGCTTGAAGTCTTCACTTCTATAATGAAAATGGTTAGCACTCTTAACTGCTGTTTCTTGGAAATTTAAGATAGTTCTGAAGGTTGTATCATTAATATTTGTACCCAAAGAACTTATTAAATCTTTTTTAATATTAGAGTCAGTAGGATTTTTTGTAATTCTTACATAAAAAGCATGAATAACATCTTCCTTTTCATCTACTAAAGTCATGGCATGTAAGTATTTGCTTCTTAGTTCAAACAGTTGCTCTCTTTTAATCGCATCTACTTCAACAAACTTGCCGTCTTCTCTTGTAATTCCAGTTTGGAATAATTCTTCTAAATCTTTATTAGTGATTAATTCTATGCCTAAGTCATCTATTAAAGCAGTGAAACCATTTATGATTGCTTCAGTATCTTGTTTATCATCAAGTTCTTTTTCTCTTTCTTTTTGATTAAGAGTTTCCAAGCGAAGTTTAGTAATTTCTCTTTTTGTATCTCTGACTATATTTTTAACAGCTTGGGTCTCACTCATGTAACCGCCATCAACTGTTTCAATATATTCAAAAACTTTTAAAACATCTCTGTCCTCAAATTCTAAAGCTAGATTTTTAACACTATTTTGAATGACAACTTGAGCATCCGCAGTATCCAAGCCTGCATCAATCAGTATTTGAGCTTCATCTCTTATTTTTCTAGCAATGAAAACTAATCTTTTATTTTTTGGTGGAACTCCTTCGTTTTTATCAGTAAAATATTTATCAATGTTTTCTGATGTAGCGTATCTTCCATCTCTGCCAATATCAAAAATCTCATTGCCTAAATCTTCCTTAGCTTTCTTTTCAATTACAGCTACTCTTCCATTGATGTGCTGACTGTTAAGTTCTGCATAAGCAGACATTGATTTAGGAAGAAAACCCTCAGACATGCTGACTGCATCATAACCATCCAGTTTATTATCAGTTTTAAATTGGCTGGAAAATTCATCAAAGAATTTATTAAATGCATCAGGGTCAGAATTTTCTAAAATGTTTTGCTTATCGTATTCATTAAAGAGTTGTGTTTTAAAATCCCTGGCTTTTCTTTTAAGGTCTAAAGCCACCCATTTATTTACAAACTCAGGTGAAGCGCCTGGAGGTATCTCTCCGCTTCTTACAGCTTTTTTAATACTTGTTTTTGTTTTATTAAAAGCTTTCTCCGCTTTCGCCTCTTCTGCTTTTGTGAATGTTTCGTATTTCGCTTGCTTGTATTTAGATAAGGCTGGATTAAATTTTTCCAAGCCATAAATTAATTCATTTACTGCAGGGCTGACCTGCTGTGTTGAGGGAGCAACAAAAACATCAATTGGTCTTGATGTGACTTCTGTTAACTCCATGTCTCCTGTAGCTATGTCTCCTAGCTCAGGTCTTGGTTTTACTGCCATTTTAATCTTGATATCCTCCTCTGTAATATTTAGCTTGTCTGTGTTTCTGTAGTTTTACTTCTTCACCAGCTTTCCAGTCATAATAATCACCAGCAAAGTTAAGTGCTGAGGATGCAAATGTTGGAACTATATCAATTGGAGGAATTGGTTTGGATTGAAACTCCTGACCCATTTTATAAGCTTCCTTTGCTCGTTGTGACATGAAAGCTTCAGTCTCTAAGTTCCTCGTGACTCTGCTTGTGTATTCACCTTCTTGCCTGAAGTAATCCATAATCAAAGCATCAACTGATTTGCCTGAAATTCCTTCAGCAGAAGTGAAAGCAGTAGCTCTGGCCTTTCTTCCTTTTTGCGCCATTGCATAAGATTTGTCTAAGGCTTGACTTCTTTTTTGTCTTATCTTGAAATCTTCTGCAGTCTCTTTGAGTATTCTGTTTTTCTTTGCTCTCCAATTTTGAAGTTGTGCTTGCTGTCTTGCATATTGGTTTTGCTTTCTTGCCTGCATGAACTTCATGCCTTGAGAGGCAGCAGAAATTAGTAAGGTTGGTGAACACATAATTATATTTTTACAAATTCATAGAAAGGTCTTTTTTCAAATCCAAATTCTTCATGTTTATTGATAAAGGTGAAACCACACCATCTTAACCATTTGATGTGCAACTCATTGCGTACATCAACATAATTAAAAAGTAATTTGTGGTCTTGAGTAAACAGGTCTATTCCTGCTTTACAATTTCTTAAAAATGGTATGCTGAGTTTTTCTATTCTTGGTGAGGCTAAAAGCCAGATTTGACCAAGACTAGAATTAATAACCCTAACACCGCACATAAAAACAATTTTCCCTTCTTTGTCATAGATTGCCAAAGGGATTTTGCTTTGTGCCACGCCCATTTTAAGGGCTTCGTCATATTTGAGGTTTCCATAAGCTTTTAACTCCTGTTTATCTTCTTCTCTTAAATTTTTTGCCAAGCGGATAGCATCACGCTCATCCGCAACTTTAATGTATGGCTTCATTAACTCGTAGTGTTGTAGTAAGCCTGCCACTCCGCATTAATGAAATTAGATGGTAAGTGTGAATTGTTAGTAATCTTAACTGTAAGCTGGTCATTTCTCGATAAAGTTGTGAATGTGAAATTTCCGTCTTCCAAGTTAACACCATTTACTACTGCTCCACTTACAATAGCCCCAGTAAATGTATCTATACTTTCATCTCTTCCAACAGGCGTTACGCTTGTTTGAAAGTATCCAGTATTGTTGTATCCAACAGTCCAATTTTTTATTGATAATCTTCCGTCTTTAATCGCACTTCTAGTGCCAGTAACATTTGATTGTGTCTGCAGGTATTGTTGTGAAAATTCATAATTGAAAGTGTAGACTTCACCAATGAAGAATTTCTCAGAAGAATAATCTCCTGAAACAACTATGACGGCTCCACCATCTGCTTGAGTTGCAATAGTAACTTTTTGACCTGCAATGGTTGAAGACCCAGTGACATTCCTTGTCACCATCTCCATTGTGTTATCAATTGTGTAAGGAAGTGTTATGGTTGTGTTTCCAGTTCCTGAACTATAAGATTTAGTTAAACCTGTGGTAGACTCATTAACTTTTCTATCAAGATGACTTAAATATGTAGCGCCATCAGGGTCAGTATGAGCTGGTGCGGTTTCAATAGTTAATATTTCCACTCCGTTGCTGTTCTGCATGAGGATGTAAAGTTTGGTGTCAATGAAATCTATGTTGAGAATTGTGTTGTCAGTTGAATTGCCAAAACTCCATTTTGACCATGAACTCTGAAGCTTTTGTTGATTAGCCACATACCACTGATAAACATACAAAGCATTTTGTTCTTCTGAAGAAAGGCATACTAAAATATTTTCATTTGTAGCAGTAGCCATTTTAAAAACATTCTTAGGAATATATTTAGGTACATGAGCAGTTGTGTCAGTAGCATCATTTGTATCTGACTCAGCATTAACAAAGAACTCTCTCATTCCTGAGTATTCACCTTTGGTAAAAGCAAAGTAAACATTCTTACCTGCTCCTACAGGTTTTGCTAATAAGGAAGTTTCAAATTCAGTGGTAACATTTATGTTAACATTCTTAGGTGTGAGTAAAGCTTGACCTCCGCCTAAAATAAATTGTGATTGGTCAGAAAAGATTAACAGCTCTTCATCAAAAGGAATAGCATGTCTTAGTTGTGCAACTTTAGTATGACTTACAGAAATATCTATTGGGTCAGAGTCTAGTATAGTTGTAACTGTCTCAGGATGCAGTTCAAAGAAATCTCCTGCCCTGCTCATGAAGACATTATCTCCTGCAATAAAACCTAATCTGTTTCTAAAGAAAAATATGTCATTAATTTTTTTACCTACAAATGTTGGCATGGGAGAAGATGTTTCATCTCCTACAACTCTTCCAGTCCATTTAGGAACTGTGTAGTCTGTGCCAGCAATAGTATACGTTCCTCCATCGCATTGATCGAAACGAAAATTTGAGTCTGCTGTTCTGATGAGTACATGGGGCATGGTTGAAACATCAACATTATTATCTAATGCAGGTTTAACTGTTTCTTTCCAAACACCTACATCATCATTGCTATCTGACTCATACTTTACAAAATAGTTATCAAAATTATTTCCTGCATCATTTGTAATTTCAGCAACAAAACCATTAACAGCTTTTTTAGGTAAGTCTGAAAACTTTTGCGCCTCTCCTTTTATAACTTGAGAAGCCTGACTTCCGTAACCATCAGAAGCTTTAATAGTAAAGTCAGATGCATGAGAAATATATATGTCAGTTCCAAGATTAGTTATTGTGAAACCTGATGGGCTGCCAATGGCAGTAACCATTTGTGATGCAATTTCAATAGCATCGTAGGTTGAGGCAGTATCAGTCGTTGTGTAGCTGTATGTGCTACCTGCAAGTTTTAATTCATATTCTGTAGCAGAAACACCTTGAGTAATTGAATAAACAGCCTCGTAAGGTCTGCTTGCATCTGTGCTACCGGATAAAGCTGTTGTCTTGTTTTTATTAATTATGAAAGTGTAGTCCGCAATAGTTACCGCCTCGAAGTTAGACTTGGGGTCACTATCATCTATGTAAGTTCCAAAAGAACTTCCAACTCCATCAACTATGGTTTTCTCTGTGCCATTAGTGTCATAAACTTCTATGTCATCATCCGTAATAACTACGAAATATCTTTCAGAACTATCCCTGTTGATGGTATGCACAAAGGCATTGGTCAGGGTTGAAGTTTTTATCTTCTTAACAAATTCAGTAGGTGGTCTTTTTTTCAACCCTTCTACAACAGAAGAATATCCATTTTCCTGGGCGTTACCTTGTGAACTTAATCTTAAACTCTCAGGCTGTTGGGATATTCCATTAATCAAGTTTGGAATTGCATGATTAACTATTCTTCCCATTATTCTACTATTTTATTTCCTCTATTAATAATGCTCCAGGTATCGTAATTATTAAAAATAGAGTGATTGGCAGTTTGTGCCTCTTCTTGTCTTAAAACTGCAAGAGCATTTGACTCATCAATAGAATTATATTTATGCAAGTTGTTACCGCCTATTGTTCTATCTTGAAATATTCTTGATGCTCTTATTGTAATGTATCGTCTTGCATTTTCAGGCAAGTCAGTAAAATCCAAATATAAAATTACTTTAGCTTCCAGGGCTTTGTCAAAAACAAAGGTGTTTTCAACTTTGTTATATAAAAAGCTTCCTTGTTTTATGACATCATAAGTAGTTGGTGAATATTTGTTAACATCCAAATCAACTCTCATTATGTTATCGGCTAAAGGAATTTTAGAATTAATATCTAATGATAAAATATATTTATATCTCTCGTTAAATACCCAGCCTGCAGATTGTACTTCTCTGTTAATTTCTTCCAAAGTACTTTTTGCTAATGATGCATCCAAAGGTAAAGTTCCTGTTAATGAATTTACAGGAGCCTCTGAGATGACATGTAGCATTATGTTGACTGCTTCTAATTGTGTTGTACTTGCGTGTGTCATAGTTTTTTTCTCCTTTATGTTTTGTTGAACATAAAGAGGTACTTAAATAAAATTTAAGGGGGTCATATAGTTCAGCTCATATCGTTAAAGTGTCTGTGTGTTGAAATATGAGATAAAAATTTTTTACAAAAGGGGCATAAAGCCCCTTTCGTTTTTAGTTTTTAGTTTTCAATTAAAATTAAGAAATCTTAATTTCAACTGATGACTCGCTTCTCAGATAATTTGAGCCAACAGCCATCTTAGCTATCATCAAATTTCCCTGCCTACGAGCATCTCGTTCGGATTCGAGTGCCAAATCAAGTAACTTAACTGTACCAACTGCAGACTTGTGTATACAAACTGCTTTGGTTGTGCTGAAGTCGCCTCGATATGTATTTTGTAATCCTGTTACACTTGCAGAAGATAAGTCAGTGAAAGCTGAAACAGCGCTATTAGATTTAATAACATTCATTCCAGCAATCCTTAACAATTTACCTTCTTGGTAAACA